CCTATACTATAGGAACACCTAAAGATTTTGTCAAAGGAGTTACTGACCGAGTACAAGAACATAAAGATTTTTTTACGAATAAAAAATCTAAAGAAGATGATGAACAACCCTATACCATAGGAACTTTTAAAGATTTTACGGAAGGATTCGGTCAAAGACTAAAAGAATATAAAGATTTTTTTACCAATGCTAAACCAGAAGAAACAACAGAAGAAACAACAGAAGAAACAACAGCTCAAGCAGATCCCAATCTAGTCGAATTGCAAAAACACACCAGTATCTTTAATGATATGTTAGGTGAGTTTGTGCTTCTAAGAAAATTAACTGAGGGTAGTGTAGAATATGACAAAAGCTTAGCTGGAGGAAAATATCGTAATACTAGTGGAGGAGAAGTTACTAATCTTTCAACAGGCAATGTTTCAAGACAAGGCGGAACATTAGATTTTGAAACAGTACGGTCAATTAAAAAACCAAAAAGATTACTTGAAGCCGCATCTCAACCAGCAGGTCCTTCCTTTCTTCTACCACCTTCAACCGCAGGTCAAAGTGCCGGCTCAGCACTTATCCCAACTAAATTTGTTGATGACATAGGCAATATTCGTAAAGCTATGTTGGGTGATGGTATAAATGTTAAGATAATTAATCCTGAAGAAGTAAAATCTGAGGGCGGTGGCGAAGGCGGTGGTAACGGTAGTGGAATTAATGTTGATGTAGATGTTCCTGGGGGTGGTGGCAAAGGTAAAGCTGGTGGTAAATTTAGTAAGTTCCTAGGAATGGCAGGCAAGGCAGCTAAAGTTCTAGGTCCAGCTGCTGCTGTAGCTGGTGCTGCTTATAGTGGTTTCGAAGGTTATAAAAATACTGCTGAAAATTTTGATCTGGCACCTGGACAAGAAGCAACAACTGGTCAAAAGGTATCTTCTACATTGGGCGGGGTAGCTTCAGGATTAACATTTGGTTTATTGAGCGAAAAAACTGCAGCACAAGGAATACAAAAGGCAGGCGAATATGTAGGCGAAAAAGCAACCGCTGCTTATGAGGGTGCTAAAAATATAGGCGGCAAAGCAGTATCAGCAGTCGGTGGTTTCTTCGGAGGTATAGGTGATAGTGTTAAGAATGCGTTCGTTAAGGGAACTGACGAAAGAAAAGGTGTGACTCAAGCAGAGCAATTAGTCACATCTAATCAAAGTTTAAACGAATCTACAGAAACAGGTCCTGGTAGAACATTATCTAAATCCAATGTACAAGAAGGTGTATCCGCTCAAAAGACCGTGTTAGGTAGTACTTTCTTAGGTGGATTATTTTCCAAGAAAGGTATTACTACAGGAGAATTTTCAGGTCAATCTACTAAGCAAAGTGTATTGTCGGCAGAAGATGTGGGTGAACATGGTAATGTATCTAATCTTGCTCAATCTGAAACCAAGACCCTAATAGGCAAACGTACTGCTACGGGTTTATTCGGATCAGATAAGTATGAAGTTACAGACGAAAAAGGGCAGCGCACTGATCTTACTAAAGGTCAATATGGAAAAATTCAAAAGCTAGTTGAATCTGGTAAAGTTGAAGATGCGAAGAAAGAAATACAAAGCATAAAAGATCAGCGTGAGTTGGATCAGGAGATGAGTAAGATATATGGTAGAACTCCTGAGGACACAGTGACACCTTTATCAGAAATGAGCCGTGATAACGAAGCTATGAAACGCCAACAATCACAGGGTGTTCAAGCTCCACCAATAGTAGCAAACACTGTGAATAACAGTAGTACAAATACTTTAGCACCTATTAAAGCATCTGCGAGAAATCCGAGTTCATCATTAGAACGATATCAAAATAGAATATCTGCTTACGGCACATAAAAAAAGGGAGCTAGGCTCCCTTTTTTGTTGAATTGCTAATTACTTCTTAGCAGCTTCTTTAGCAGGCTCTGCAGGCTTCTTAGCGTCATCTACAGGCTTACCATCTTTTCCAACTGGTTTGATTTTTGGCTTATCGCCTTCTTTCTTTGCATCAGCCTTAGGAGCATCTGCTTTTGGCGCTTCTGCTTTAGGAGCGTCTTTCTTTGGTTCTTCCTTTTTGGCATCAGCTGCGTAAGCAGAATGACCGATAGCGATAGCAGCGAAAATTGCAATTAGTTGTTTCATGTGATTTCCTTTTTAAAGTTAATTTAAAATAGTTCGTCATCCTTAGCGATTCATGATCTAATCTGTCAGATGGATATTCGCATACAGCTTGGACTACCTATTATTCGTCTTTCGCTAGTTTAGCGAAATATGAAATAGATTCATCATCATCTTCAAAATCTATTTCCTTCGGAGGTGCCTTAGCTGCAGGTTTTGAAACAACCTGTGCTTTAGGCGTTCTATCTTCGGTATGTTCATCTAATTCTACATCTGCAGCGCGCTTTGCATTAGACGAACTATTGTTCCCAGATAGAACAGATTCAAGTTTACGCTTTAGATCACCATAAGACTTGAAGTGTTTTGGATCAAGAAATTCTGTTAGTGAATATTGCTTGTTCCAAATCTTTTCGATTTCTGAATCCTCATCAGACACACTTGATGGTGAATCAAATTCTGACTTATCATAATTGCGATAACCTTCAACATTACGAATCTTTAATTTGAAGTTCGCGCCTTCCCAGAAATCAAAAGGATTAATTGGTTTCTCATCCTCAAATTGTGGTTGAGAAACATCTTTGATCTTGTCGAAAATTTTCTTACCGAATTTAAATAAAAATACCTTGCCTTCATTCTCTGGATTAGCAGGATCTTTTACGATAAGAATATTTGTGATATAACTTAATTTACGTTTCTGTTTACGAGCAGTTTCTTTATCTGCCTCTGATCCACTATTCCACAACTGAGTATTGAATTCAGATACAGGATCAGTTTGTCCAATAGTTGTGAGGGAGTTTTCAATATACCATTTGCCAGATGGACCTTGAAAGCCATGTGACCAAATGCGAACCCATGGGAGTTCTTCGCCTTTAGGTGGTGCTAGGAAACGAATAACCGCATAACCATTGCCTGCTTTATCTACTACAGGTTGCCAAAAGCGATCATCGCCCTTAGCTTCGGTTTGGGGATTGGAAATCTTCTCAACCTCTTTCATGAGTGTATCAAAACCACCACGAGATTTGCGAAGATCAGATAGAGATGTGAATGCCATTTTAATTTCTCCGTATTAGCGTTGTATAAAAAGTATTAACGTCGTTTGATTTTTGTGTAATTATCATACTCTAGAATTTCATCAAACGTATCACCTTCTTTTCTCGATGATACTACATTATATATTAACTTCCGATGCTTGTCAAGTTTATTTTTGGAAGATTTAACCTTATGTACTCTTTTTTCTCGGTTATAATCGTCGAACCGTTTTGTATCGCCCATATTAAAAATTACATTTCCTCGTCTTTGTTGCTTACTACAATATAAGGCCAACTAGTGATTCTTTTAGTTAAATCCTGTTGATTCCTTGCCAATTTAATTAGATACCGCTGTGTTTCTTTAATTGATTCTGTTTGTCTATTGATCTGATCCATTACCAAAGACAGTTGTTCTGTAACCATGTTAAGATCCTGTTCAAGCTTAGCTATCTTGACCTGATGAAAGTCCAAATCGTTCTCTAATAATTCCATGAAATTTTTCCTTCTCTATTTTTAGAAAGGGTCTATATTTTTTAATAAGTCTTGAAACATCTGGCCATACAATAGTATCACTAATATCTTTATCGAATCTATTTACCAAATCAAACAATTTATCAAATATAACTAATGTCTCGATAGAGATACTATTTCTAAGATATGCCTTAATTATATATGGATGTTCGGATTTAGGGCAATAGAAAAGATGTTCAAAAGTATAATTGGATTGTTCTAATTCTAAGATGAGATTATCCAAATCTTTTTGAAAATTATAGGTAAGTCCCTCGGTCCTTTTTTTCCAATTCAAATATGTTTCTTTAGCGTCAGTATCAAATACGCCACCCCATCTATTACCTGATACGAAATTAGCAATCAAAAAGTTAGCTACTTCTTCATCATTATAAGTTTTTGCTACTTTATTGATTGCAAATAAATCTTTTCTTTTAGCAAACGCAGTTTTGGTTGCCCGCACTTTTCCTTTCTGTTCAATGACATCATACTTATCTGTTGTAAAATGTAATCGTAAAGCTAAATAAAATTTATAAACCTCAAATGCGTCCATTATCATAAAGGTAGTTTGCCTCGTTTCTTTAACAAATTTGCCTCTTCTGCCTCAATTTGAATTTTGTCTTTTAACGACTGATTCACAAGTGAAGCAATAGATGACACGTCTATATCAATATTGTTACAATAATCTATAATAGCATCCATATAACCAATTCTTTCCTTGTATACTTTTTCTTCAATATACAAGGAAAATTCATTTGCTGATCTAAATCTTTTAGTTATAATGATGCCATCTGTCAATTTATTAAATTCTTCAATCATTTGAATAATACCAAAGCTAGCATAACGGCATGTGCCAAAAATCCGCAACCAATCGTAATAACATTTAGCATGTCTTTAAGAATAGCTGCTTGAATAAACAACAGTGTTAAACCTCCCCAAATAAACATCACTAAATCAATCGGAGGGGTTTTATCCGATAGACCAGTCATCAATGCAATCATAGTAGGAACAATCGAAGCATGAATAAGAATAATTGCTACCCATGTGATTGTTTCTGCAGTTGCAGCTGTTACGTGTGTTCTAAAATATTCTAATATCTTTTGTAAGTCAAATAAATTGAAATTGATCTGTGTGCTTTTAAATTTTTCTTTTAAGTTTTTCATTTTACTTGTAAAAGATGTGATTGCCGATTGTGGCGATTTTTTGCTTGTTCCACTTTGGATTGACATAGTTTGCATGATAATACATTGCCTCTTCAAGTCCGTCTAATCTAAAACCTTCAAGTAATACTTTCTTTGCTACACCATAACATTCAGTATAGGCCTCACTGTGTAAAGGTTTCTTGCGTGTCACTGCTTCACAATACCAACTAAACTGGCATACGACCTTCTCCATAAAAATGTTTTTCTGATAAACAACTTTACAAATATCATCTGGGAATTTACCCGATACTGATCTATTTAGAGTAACTTGTGCGACTGCTACTTTACCTTCGAATGGTTCCTTTGCGGCTTCATAATAGATGTTGTTTGTAAGGCATTCTAGCTGTCTTTCTCTTTCCGCCATAGTTGTATATCTAGTTTGAACTTTGGCGTTATTCTTTAATGATTCAAGTTTATAATCTACAAATTTATAGAAAAAATTTCCCAGTATTACTGCAGCAAAGCATACTAAGAAAATCTTTAGTAACTTGTCCATTTAAATTCCTAAGGGGGCAGAGCCCCCATTTATTATTTCTTAGATGGTTTTTCTAAGGTAGGTGGAAGTTGGGATACGAAACCGTTAAGAATCTGTGCTTTATTGATAATTTCGGCTTCAGTAGGATAGCTCGGAAAACCAGGATGATCTGGAGGCTGTGATCCAGCATGACGAGCATTTTCTACTTTTGTATTCCAATCGTTGGAAATAGATTCACGTTTACCATAATAATCTTGCTCAAGCATTTGTTGAGCCATTTTTAATAGCTCTAAACGAATCTCGAATGGTGACATATTACTCATTTACTACTCCTTGTGTATGTGTGTTAAAAATGGTGGATTTAAAGGTTCCACCGAACCTTAATTTTAATAAGAAATACGAAGTCCCATACCTACTGCTTTTTCTTCAATTGTTTGAAGTGAACGACTTACGCT